GCCATCGGGCAACTGAGGAGCCGCGCCGAAACCGTACAGGACGGGTTCTTCGTGGTAGTTGCGTGGGATGCCGTCTTCTTCGCGGAACACACGGCTCCACTCGTCGGCACGTTGGTCATAGACACCGTCGAAGCACTCATTCAGAATGGGTTCAACAATCGAACGGAAGTCCGTACTGCGCATTGGGGCTGCCATTTGTTAGCCCTCCTTAAACGATGGCTGTCACAGAACCGAAGTACTGGGACTGAGCGTTGACGACACGAACCACAACGAAGGCATCACCCCAGTTGTTGTCCACATAGGGAGCGATGTCCACGACACGCATTTGGCCTTGAGCACCGTTGGCTTTGGCAGTCGACACGCCGAGGCAAGTCGAAGACAGGCCTGTGGTGGTCGAACCAGAAGTCACGGTCAAGCCAGTGCTGGCGCTGAAATCGTATTCGCCACCCAGAGAGGTCTGAGCGATGGTCGCGTCAGTCTGGATTTCGTACACGATGTTTGCGTCGTTGTAGTAGTAGGCAATGCACGAACCAGTTTGGAACGTGGTACTGGCAGGCCAGTAGTTGCTGATACGACGACGGCCAGTAGTGTCAGTCCACTCGACACCAGCGAAAGCGCCAGACCAAGCACCGCCAGAGGCAGCGTTGGTGATGGTGCCAGCGGCGACCGAAGTACCAGCAGTACTGTTGTAGCGCACGGGTGCGCCTTTGAGAATGTCCGTGGCGTAGCCAGAGACGATACCGTTTGCCAACGCCTGAGCGCGATCCAGACCGGAAGGATGGAACGCAGGACGCAGACCAAACGGAGCAGAGGTAGAACTCATTTGAAACTCCTTGGGTTAGCCCGAAAACATGGGCAATTTGGGTGCATGCTGATCAAAATTACCAAGACCTTCACCCTCGACGTTCACCAGCGACTTGCCGTTGCTGTCACGCTGCCCTTGGAGGCTTTCAATCTGCACACGAATCTTGTCAGCTTCCTCACGAGGTTTCTCGTGGTGCTGATAGAGCATGACTTCTTGATAGATGTCCATGGGAAGTTTGAACAACAACATCTCGTTGCAGGAGATGTATCCAACATGCTCACCCGCCTTCACGCGATAGTCTTCATAGCCCGGTAACTCTTCAGATTTAACTGGAACGTACCCAAGGCGAATCCGTTTGTCGATGGAGTCGTAGCTGTTGGTTGTCGAAAGCCAGCAAAGGTGCCACCCATCCATGTTGGGCAGTTTTGGCAAGGCTGATTGCGTCCATTCCTCACTCCACATCTTGCGACGTTCCTGATTTGAAATGAACTTATCCTCGGGTGCTGCGCGGCTTGCGTCCTCGCTTGCGCGATCATAGCGGCCACCAGCAGTGAGAGATTTTTTAAGACGACTCTCGGTCATGAGAGTGCTCCTTATTTGTGAAATTGTTTAGCATTGTAGAAGCAATCATCTTGGCCGCTTTGCGTTTTTCCCAACTGGCCTTGATTTTGGCAATTGCTTCTGGCGTGTGTTTGCGCCCAGTGAACTGCTTGGACAAATTGTCCTTGAACTCTTGGGAACGAATTTTTCCCTTTTGCGCCAAGATGAATTTGGCCTGCACTTCTGCGGGTCTGTTGATGTTCGCTTGGCCAATTTTTTTCTTGGCTTCTGCGGTGTGTTTGAGTCCCAGTGGCCCAACTTGTCCACCTACGGTCAAGTTGTACCCATTTGGGGTCAGCGTGTTGTGTTGTTGAATCAACATGCGCTCCAGATCGCAAGCCGCTTGAAGGTCAAACGCATCCGCAATATGTGAAAAGACAAAATTGTCAAAACCATATTCACGAATTGCTTGATGGAAAGCGGAATTTGAGCGTGCGCACTTGTGATGAACCAAACGCTTGTGAAATTCTTTGGATAGCCCCACATACTGCTTCCCATTGACTGCGTTGGTCGCAAGGTAGAGTGTGTACGGGGATTCCATGTCATTCTCCAAGTATTGATTAGCGGCGACCAGCGTTTTCGCGGTCGTATTTGATGAAGTTGTCGATCATTGCTTTCTTGCGTGCAGGGTTGTCCCACGCGCCCACTTCTTTCATGGCTTTGACCCGGTCGGGCGAAAGCACGAACTGTGTGCGATTGGTACCACCAAATGCGGCAGAAGCCTCACGACCTGAACTTCCCACTACGTTCCTCGGTTTCCTGACAGCGGAATCACTGCCTGATGCCTCATTGTAGCGATGAGGCAATGCTCTTTGCAAGCGGGAATCCAGTTCGTCCCAATAATCTGGGTCGGATGGGTTCCAGCCTTCTGTGACCAACAGTTCGTCCACCTTCTTGGCGATCTGGCTGTCACGGTCTGATGTGTCTGGCTTGTACCAGTTGTTGCGCTTCATCCAGTCGGCGGCGTTGCGCTGCACGGTGGGGTCAACCGTGGGCACTTCGCGTTGCGGCTGGTTGCCTTCACGGGCAATGCGCTCGGCTTGCTGCTTGGCTTGGGCAAACTGGCCCACAGCGCTTTGAGCCTCATTGAACATGGTCTGTGCTTCGACCATGGCGTCACCGTCACCAGCGCGGACGGCCTCGGCCATCTTCATCTTGGCGTACTCCAGACGCACCTTCTGGTCTTCAAGACCCTTGTCGAGGCGTGCGATCTGGCTGTTCTGCGTCTCACGCTCAACATTGGACAAACGACGCTTGAACTCCTCGTTTTCACGCTGCAGTTGCTGCAGGCGGACGTCTTTTTCTTCGTTTGTCTTGCGGATCAGGTCTTTTTTGGCGCGGCGACGAGCACGTTTGGCGGCTCGGACAGCGTCCGTGTCGTCTGGGTGGTCTGTTTCGTCGCCATCGACCTCGCCGCCATCGGCTTTTTCGGCCTTTTCAGCGGGTTTTGAGGCATTTTCGTCGCCATCCTCTGGCAACACCATGTCCTCGGGCAAATCGACCACTGCGGAGCCGTCTTGGCCCTCTGCAATGCTCAATTCTGTGTCTTTGTTGTCGTCTGTAGCCATGCGATCCTCCGGTTAGACATAGGCCTTGAACGAAAGCGGGTCGTCGGTGACTCGCGCAATCAGTTCGTGGTCGTTCAGGGTCATGAAAAGCACGGGGTCTTCCCCGTCGTCGGTGTCTGGTGCCTTGCGCTCCCAACGGTCACCGCCCCAACGAGGGACGCGAACATAGTCGCCAACTTGTGCCCAGCTACCTTCTGGCCATGACTGCATGGTTTCGCGGTTTTTGAAGGCCAACGGGCCAATCGAAACCACCTTGCCGATCATGTTGTTCCACTTTTCGGCTTCTTTGGTTTCATCGACGATGATGATGCGGCCAGCCTTCTTTTTGATGCGGCGCAACTGGACGATGACTCGCCCGCCAAAGGGTGCCTGACCCGGATTCACGTCAGGAAAGGCCCACGCCAACTCAGTTGGCTCAGACACTCCAGCCGTACCGTCAATGGTCGGGATCGGTTCTTTCTCACTCATACTCATACTCCTAAAACACCATATTGCAGGTGCATCGTTAAAGCGCTTTTCAGCGCGGCCTCAGTCCCGGAGTGGGACTTATTCTTTGTTTTTTTCTTCATCCAGCATCTTGTCGACGGAGTCAAGGACGAACTGCAGTCCTTGATGCTCCCCGACCATGCGCTGGTACGACTCCCAGTTGAATGCGTTTCCCAATGCAAGGGAGTGCGCAATCTCTGCCTGTCGCAATTTCGCCACATGAATGACCGAAGCGATCATTTTTTCTTTGCTTGGGCCAGACCGCCTTGGGGCTTGGAGTTGCCCTGCTGGGTTTGGCCATTCAACTTCTCACCCATGGCGAGACGTTTGTGCTGGGGCACGTTGATGCCCTTTTGTTCTTGATCAGACGTTGCCATTTGGCACTCCTTCGGGTTGTGGCATGCCTGCTGGCGCTGCCTGAGGTTGTGGCATGCCCTGTGGCATACCGGGTTGACCTGCGCCCATGATAGCGGGTGCAGGCGGTACTTCTGCTGTTGCAATGTCCGTAATGGTCTGATGCGTCAGCTTGGCGTTCTCGATGGCAATCTTGGTCTTGTTGTCGTCCAAGTGCTTGGCCATGTCTTGCTGCAGCTTGCGGTCGTCCAGTTGCAGTCGGGCCTGATCGTCCTGCGCCTTGCGCTGGGTCTCGGCCATGCTGGTGTCGTGAACCACTTGAGCGTCCGGTGGCAGCATCTGCTTCTGGGCTTGCTTGCGCTTGTCGGCCATCTGAATGAGTTGCTGGAAGGCTGGAGCGAACTGCTTGAACACCTCTTGCGTGTCCAGTGCAACGTGGGCACCCACGGTGGTGTACAACTGGTCGATGGTGCCTGTGAGCAATGGATCGTCGTAGTTGTCCACGGGCTTGCCGCCACGGGACTTGGCCACGTAACCGTTGCTGCGGTTCAGGTACCAAAGCGTCATGTGCTGCTTCAGGTGCTCGATCAAGTTGTTCAGGTAGTTCGGGTCTGCGAATGGCGACTGGCCCAAGAATGGGTTCATGCCGAACTGCAGGTGATCCTGAATGTGAGCGATGTGATCTTGCTGCATGTACGCATAGGCTGGCTGGCCAATGAGCATGGCAGCGTTCTCGTCTGCCGAGGTGCGTTGCTCCGGCGCAGGTACGTCCTTCATCAACTCGTTGATGTTCGGAATCTTCATCTGCTTGAGTGAGCGAGACAGCACAGCGTTCATGTTGAACTCGTTGGGGTGCTTGTCTGCCAGCGCCAGCACAGCCTGCATCTGGGCCATGCGCTGCGTCTCGCTGAAGATGTGCGGGTCGGACACCGGGATCACGTCGGTGTTCTTCAGGAAGTCGTCGCGGGTGATTTCCAGATCGGCCACCACGTCCGACTTGCGCATCTCGTTGAAGTGCCAACGGTTCAGGCGGCACAGAATCTTCAGCACACGGGCTTGGGACTCATGCAAGCGTGCGTGAATCGACGAGAACACCGCAGCGCCTTGTTCGATCAAAGCCTGTGTGGTGCCCACTGGTGCGTTGGCGTTGACGTCAGCGATCTTCTCTTCACTGGTGGACACAACCCCCTTGGCCGCTTGATCAAGCCAGCCCAGAAGCTGGAACAGCACCGCGCTGGGCGGGTTGAACGGCATGGGCATGGCGATCTGGCGGATGTCCTGCACACCGGGTGCGCCTTCAATCTCCACGATCTGGGTGACGTCCACTTGCTGAGACTGGCCCGACATCTTCGCGCCCTTGAGCTTGAGCATGGTGGCGGCGTTGTTGATGTGCGCCGAGTCCAGCAAAGCACGCAGGGAACCCGTCAGGGCTGCGCTCAGGCCACCGATCAGGTGGGGCAGGCCAATGGCATAAGCACCGCGCCACGGGATGAACTTGAACTCGACGATCCAGTCCAGCTTGGTCATGGTCTCGTCTTGCTCTTCCCAGTTGCGGTACAGGCCCACCACCTCGTTGTCGAGTTCGTCGATCATGAGGATGTATGGGGCCATTTCACCCTTGGTGTACTTGTCGTCCTCCAACTCCAAGTGGGTGTAGACGTGGTACACCTTGCGCAGGCCGTCCTCGTTGTCTTCCCACTTCTTTCCTTCGATCTTGTCGTTGGCCTTCTGTGACTTGGTCTGCTCCGGCTCCATGGTCGACGAAATCATGTCGATGTCGCGGTACATGCCACTGGCCACACGGCGCTTGAATTCGTACTCGGTGATTTCGTGGACTTCAGCCGCACGCTGTGCCGTGTAGAAGTTCGTTGCGGCGAATGGCAGGATCACACGGTCGATTGGCAGGAACTCCACGCATGGGCGCTTCTTCTGCTCGTCGAACCAAATCTTGAAGTACTGCGATCCACCCAGCGGCAGTTGGGTCAACAGTTGCTCTTGCTCGTCGCGAAACTCTTCGATCTGCTCGGTGATCTGCCAGTTCAGGTAGTCACGCTTGCGCTCGGAGCGCTCGGCCTTGAGTTCGTCCATCTTGCCCAGCACCTTGGTGCGGACTGGGCCGTCTGGTGGGAACATTTCCTTGATGGCCTTGGCAGCGAAGTCAACGCAGCCTTCAGCCATGGCTGGGTGGACTACCTTGGATGCGCCCATGAACGTGGCACCACCGGGGGCGTCGTTGCCCATGCCTGTGCGCTTGATGCCCTCTTCGTATTGCTTGTCACGCTGCTCTCGTGCGTTCTTGTCTTTTTCCAAGAGGTCGATGTAGCGCATGGCCAGCTTGCCAAGGTCGTACTCGCTGTGCGTCTCGGCCATGTTGGCGTAGAAGTCAGGGTTGTCTTCCGGGCCTTTTTCATCCAAGGTGACGATGGCCGAGCCGTCTGGTTGCTCTTCCGTTTCGATGTCCGGCAAGTCCACAATGGCACTGCCATCATCTTGTTCTGCGACTTGGGGTTCCAGAGTTGGGTCGAGGTCTTCCATCACTTGGCTTTCTTTTTGCGGCTCAGTTCGAGGGCCATGGTGTCTTGATCGGCGTGAAGTTTAACCCCGCCACCCTTTTTGTACCCAAGGCGTTTGCGCATGGCATTTTCGTACTCGCCCATTTGGTTGATGTACTGCTCGTCAATCGGTTCGCGGATGATGTTCATCTTGGCCTGATTGAATGGCACCACATTCTTGCCCATGGCTTCAATCTCTTTGCGTGCGTTGTGCATGGAGCGTGGTGCAAGGATGTCGGCGGGGACAATGTACTTGGTGCGGCCCACCAGCTTGGATGGGATGTCGTGCCCATACGTTGGGTGGCTTGACACGGTTCCACGCAACTCACGGGTTGGGTCAAACTGAAGGATGGACGAGCCACCAGCGCCAGTCTCGATGTTGCGCAGTTCTGGGTGACTGATGGCGTACTGAATGTCCTGCAGCTTTTGCTTGCCGCCCGGAAAATACTTTTGCTTGCCCAGAAGATTGATGATCTTCTTGCGCATGCCGGAGTTCAGTGAGCCATGGAACATCACGTCGTTGGGCTTCTCAAAGCCGGGGAACTCTGGGTAGGGGACGTCACTCTTATCGTTGGTGGTCTTCACGTTGCGCATCAAGTGATTGAGCATCGAAATGCGCTCAGGGTCGGACTTGTGCGGCTGGTGATAGGACAGCACGGCATCCATCATGTGAACGGCATGATTCAGTGATTCGGGCGACATCTTGTGGTAGTGGCCCAGAATCTTGCGGCTGGGGTCTTCCTCGGCCAGACGCTTGACCACGTTGAACATGCCAGCGCTGGCACCAAGGTCACTGGCCCAACCCTCTGGGTGGCCGTATGCACCGTAATCCTTGCCACCGTACGTGGGCACAGGGCTTTCCAGCTTCTCGCCGCCAATGGCGTGCAGGTACTCGCCAGCCTTGGGCATGTCCAGACCCATGCGCTTCTTGTTGCGTGAGACGGGCACCAGACCACCACGACTTGGGTCACCGGGCACGCCAATGGAGTAGGCACCCTTTTGCTGTTCCCAGTCGATCACAGGCACGTCCTGCTTTTTGCCGCCCTTGCGGATGTCCAGAGGGAGATTCTGCTCACGCGCCAACTGCTGCAGCGTCTTCTCGTTGGGGTTCTCGAGACCAGACATTTGACGCGCCATACGTTCGGCGTGCGCTTCAATCTCCGCCTTCATCATGGCTGGGGATGGCTCGTAATGCAAAGCCTTGCTTGGCTGGCCACCCTTGGCCAAGCCTTGTGGCTTCTGGCCACCACCCATCGCGGCCATGGCCTGACCCTGCGGTGTCATCTGCAGGATGCTGCTACCACCGGGCATTCCGGGTGGCGGGTTGTTGTTGGGGCCGGGAGGTGTGCCTGTGCCGTCCATGATGTTGGTCTTGTCGCCTTGTGGCACCTGATCCATGCCGGGCTGTTGGCCGGGCGGTGTGGGCATCATCTGCTGGCCGGGCTGCTGCTGGCTCATGTCAATGCCACCAACGGGCAGGTCGCCTTGATGGGTGTCGACTCCACCCACGGGCATCTCGCCATTGTCAGGACGGCCTGCAGGCGGGATGTAGGCCTTCACGCCAAGGCTGGGTGCCTCGTTCGCGCCGACCGATGCCAGTTGGCTCAAGCCAGCAAAGCGGGTCTTGTCGTTCAATGCATTGCGCATCTGATCAATCGAAGGCTGGACGGTACCGCCCACGGCCTTCTTCACGATGCGCTCTTTGCCGCTCTTGTGGTTGATGAAGTAGCCACTGTGCCCGGCCTGCTTGATGGCGTGCTGGATGCGGGGGTCTTCGATGTACTTGTAGCTGCCAGTGGCCAGCATTTCAGACAGGTGCTTGGCGGCGTCCGGCACCTTGCTCATGTGTGGGTGCTTGGCTGCGATGTTGGCGACGTTACTGACGTGCTCTTGGTTCTCGTAATCGAATGGTGTCACGGTGCCTCCTTGGGCTTTATAAATGTCGATCTGCTCGCCTTGATCCAGCAGGCGAAGCTGTTTTGGATTGACGTCGTATGAACCCATGGGGAATGTCTGAGCACGCTCCTCCGGCGTCATGTTTAGGCGCTCTTGGATCATGCGCGACTCGGCTTCACCACCCAGCTTCCGGTACTCTTGGTACGGGTCAATGTGGGTGTAATGTGAGGCTCGTGCGCGGCGCTCCAGCATTTCGTCGTAGGTTGCCTTCAAGTCCCTTTGAACGGCTGGGTCTGATGCTTCATCCATGCGTTTTGCAATGTACGACAAAGCGTCATTGTGGCCTTTTATGGCCTCGTTGGCGTCTTGACGTGCCCTCATGAACTCGTATACGTTGCCGCCTCGGGGTGTTCGCTCAATATCTTGAATGGCGTGCTGCAACTCGTGTGCAATGGTGCTTCCGGGGTTCTTTTGAGCGACACCCTCTTGATACAACTGCACATCATTTCCGTGCAGCGATCCAAGCGTGCCGGGGTCACCTCGCCTACCTTGGGTCAGCACGTAATTGGCCAACTCAGGGTAAGCGGCGTACAACTCTGGATGCTCGTATCCGTGTTTCAGCAGGTTGCCACGGGTCTGTGGGTCTTGCTTCAAACCAAAATAACCGCCCAACTCGTCGTCGATGTTGCTGACCTGCTGCTTGACTGCTTTGCGTGCGGCAATGGCTTCTTTGGGGAACAGGTCGGACACCACTTCTTTGCCGTGAGCCAGCGACTCTTTTGCGGCGACTTTAAGCATGGCCTGTTGGTCTTGCAATTGTTGGGCCTTCTGCTTGATTTCGTAGCCATGGCGATGCACAGCCTTGCTGTCATCAATTTCCTGTCGCCATTTTCCTTCGGGGCCACGGTAGGTGCCAGTGGAATACCAAATCTCCTCGGGTGTGCGGCCAGCCGTCTCCATGGCTTCGGCCATCTGTGCGCGTCCTGCGTGCCACGTCTTGGCCTTGGGGCCAATCATGATGCCAGCCATACCCACGTTGCCGGGGCCAATCGCGTTCATGATCTGGTCGCCAGTCGGCGCGGGAATGCTCTTGGCGTAGGCCACCGGGTCTTGCACCATGCGCTTGATGTTGCCGGGAATGGCGCTCACACCCTCGTAGATGCCTTGCAGGTTGCGCTTGGCCGTGTCAATCGGCGTCAGTGGCTCCCGTGGGCCAACTGCTTTCTGGCGCAGTTCTTCAAGCATTTGCTCGACGTTGGGTTGTTTGGGTGAAGCCATGGGTGCCCTCAAGGGAATGTTGCCCCGATCATACCTTTTGGGCTGTGTCAAGTCTATGCCTGCAGCCACTGCATCGGGCATCCGCTTGGCCAAGGTCGGACTTCGTGTACTGACAATCCCGTGTCATGGGAAATGGTACCGCCACCATCTTGGCTGTGCGGCTCTGGCCATCCATCCACCAGCCATCCTGCACCAGCACCTTGGCCTTGTACTCGCGCCTGTTGTGGCAACCGTAGCTCATGCCAGCCTCTTAATTGCTGCGATGCACTCCAGTGGGCCGACCGTGGCCATGGTGCCGCCTTCTGACAACGTCTTGTGGGCCAGTTCCCACTTCAGTCGCTCCAGTGCTGTGCAGGCGTCAATGGCCATCTGCAGGCCTTGCTTGCGGCCCTCGGCCAGCCCACGGTTGTACTCGGCTGTCAGGTCTTCGTTGTCAAACTGTCTCATGGTCAGGTTCCAGTCAGGTGGAGTCGGACTCCACTGTAAGGTTGGTGAAAGGTGGAGTCGGACTCCACTTTCATGCTGTTTTGAAGTCTCACTTCAGTTATGCAGAGTACGGGTTGGCCATCGACCGTGCCCGTTGGTTGTACTCGTCGGCATCATAGATGTCGTCGTCGTCGTAGTCTTCCCGTGGCGGGGCGTCAATGCTGATCCACCCAGCGTCACGCATGTAGCGCAGGCCTTGGCTGATGCAGTCAACGAACTCGTCATGCACGGTCTCGGGGAAGGAGCATATTTGGCTGACCATGCCCTCGGCCCAATCACGGACAAAGCCCTTGCGCTGGCTGCTCTCAGGCACCCAGACGCGCCCGGCACGGATGACGTTGGCCACGATGCTCAGGCGCTGGGTCTTGTCGGCCCTGCCCGGGTTGTAGCCGATCACTGGCAGGTGGGCACGCTGCAAGTCTTGGATCAGGCTGATGCCAGCGGCCTTGTCCTCCACCAGCAGCAGGTCGACCCGCTTCTTCTCCTTGCCCTCACCGTACACCGTCTCGTACTCGTCGATGATCTTGGGGCGTAGGTCGGGGTACTGCAGCTTCTCCTGCCAGCAGTCGATGACCATCACGCACATGCCGCCGTCCAGTGGCTTGAATGCGCCCAGCGTGATGCAGCCTGTCGGGTCGTTGGCAGCGCCATCCTTGTACCCGCAGTCGTAGGACTGGATGATGTACTCGAACTTGGGGAACGGCTTGTTGGCTGGCCACAGGCGGAACCAGTCACGCCGGACAATGCCGCCCTCTTCTGGGTCGATGATTTCAGCGTGAATCTCCTGCCGTCCAAGGTTGGTGCCCTCGTACTGCAGGATTTGCTTCTGGAAGGATGGCGCAAGGTTCTTGATGTTGCTGTACGTGCTGGCGCGGGTGATCACCACGTCGTCGCCTTCGCGGTCGATCAACTCCATCACCACCTCTTTTGGCTTGGGCGTGGTCGACGCGATCAGCTTGGTGCGGTTGCCCAGACGGATGCCGAACATGATCATGTCCCACGCCTCGCGCAGGTATTCCCATGCGGCCAACTCGTCCAGCCATCCACCATGGAACTGCGGCCCCCGGAAGCGCTCAGGCTCGGATGCCGGGATGCCCTTGATCAGGGAGCCATTGACCAGCGTGATTTCGTGCAGGCTGGAGTTGTACTTGGCCACCAGAATGGGCGGGATCACCTTCAGCAGGCCGGATTCACCCTCAAAGCATGTGCTCTTCAAGTCACCGGACGTGGGGGCGGACACCAGCCACCGAGTGTTGGGCGTCTCCCATGCCCATGATGCCAGCGTCTCAGCGGCTGCACGGGTCTTCCCGGCTCCACGGCCAGCCAGCATGAGCCAGATGCTCCACCACTCGCCCGGTGGTTCGATCTGGTGCTTGAGGGCTTGCTCCTGCAGCCACTTGAACTGCCAGTTGAATGCAGCCTGCTGATAGACCGACAGGGCGCTGTATTCCTTCTGGGTCTCTTCATCCTGAAGGATGTCGAGGGCAACGCTCATGACAGGGTCTTCCCGTTCAAGCTGGAGGGGAATCCCTCACGCTTGAAGGCTGCGGCCAGCACCTCAAAGTGTTTGCCCTCGTCCTCGGCCACAGTGCGCGGCACTGCCACGTAAAAGTTGCGATCCAGCCAGCGCTCGACCACGAAGTAACTTTCACGGCTGGTCAGGATGAATGGCCACATATGCAGGCGCAGACGAATGCGGCGATGGGTCATGCGGTAGTTCTTGGCGTCGCACCAAGCCCAGATGGCCACAAACCCACCGGGGGCGCGATAAAAGTTCAGGCCGACTTGAACGAAACCAGCCATTTTGGTGAAGTGGATCATTGCTCGGCCTGCCGTTGCATCTTCAGGTTCTTCAGCAACTCACCGAACACGTTGTGGTTGTTCTCCACCACCACAGGGTTCACGTCATCCCCGGCGTGGGTCAGCTTCTCACCGTACTTCTTGGGGTTGAACTTGGCCAACAACTTCAGGCGAGTCTCGATCTGGAGTTTCCGGTGGCCCAGCATGTCCACCTTCTTGACGCTGACCTTGATCCCGTCATCACCCTCCGTCTCGGTGACCTCTTCGCCCATCATGGGCGTGTCGGCAATAAGCAGGCATTCCTCGGCCATGGCGTCGTAACCAACATCACGCGCATATGCGATGGCTGTGGAAAGGTCTGGGTCTTTTTTCATCCAGTCGTACACCGTCCTCCACGCTGGGAACCCCTCCTGTCTGCATATCTCCCTCAGTGGGATTCCCTCACTTAGCTGCTCACACATCTGGCGTGCAATGTCAGGATCGTATGTGGATGGTCGTCCTCCCTTGTTCTTGGGCGCGGCCTGCTTTGTCGTTTTTTCTGTCATGTGTTTCCTTCCACGCGATGTTTCAGCGCATGCATGGAAGTGTAACTCTGAGTTTTAGTTGATGTACAGCACTCTCATGTCTCGCTGTCGGGCCATGGTCAGGATTTCGTGCGCGTCGTCTCGCCTCTCCCATCCTCCGCACATCAGCATGACGCCTCCCTTGAGTCCCATGAGGTCTTCCCGCTTGGAGACGTACCTCCACTCTGTCGGCTGCAGGCCCATCTGGTTGGCCATGTGTTTGGCTTGGGCGGCTGTCCCGGCCATCAGGTGGAAGCGGATCACTGTGGCCCCTTGCGGNTTGTGATCCAGCCAGCCTCCACGATGGGTGCTGCCGTCTCTTCCATGGTCTTGAAGCCCTCGGGCGCTGCCTCCCGGCCTAGACGCTCGTTCACCTCGCTGATCCTGTCCATGGTGGTCAGTACCCGCTTCAGGTGTTCTCGGGTGTACTGGCCATCCAGATACACCGTGTTGCCGTGATAGACCTCAACCATTTTGAACCTCGTCCAGTTTCTGTTTGTAGTGGTGCCATTTGTCGGCGTCCGGGCTGTCCTTCTTGCCTTGGCGCATGCCGTACTTGATCAGGTTGCCCTTCAGGTACCCAATAAACTCCTCGCGGGTCAGGATGGCCTCCATGAGGTGCCACGGCTGCACGGCCATGGTCTTGTAGTGGTCGCCACCCGCCTGAGTGTCGTCAGCAGGGGGCACGTCTATCTTTTGGCCACAGTTCTGGCAGTTTCGTGCATTCCGCCACAAGACGTGGCCACACAGGGTGCATTTACTCATGACTGCTTCCCAGAATGCGGTGCTCGGCCCACTTGCGCCACGATTTGAGTTCCTTGTTCTCGGTCTCCAGTCGGTCGATCTTGCCTTGCATGCTCTTCATGCGGCTGGCGGCTTGGTCGATCCAGTCCTTCACCTCTGCAGGCATGCGGAACTCTTCGTCCTTCTTGACCTTGGCCACGGTTTTTGAGGCCACCAGCACTTTTTTGGCTGGGGTGGCTACCTTGGACTTTGCGGCGGGTTTTGTGGGCTTTGCGGGGGCTTTTTTGGCGGTTGCCATGTGGTTCTCCTTAAAACGGTGATTCGGGTGCGTTGGCCAGCTTCTGGCGCTGGTAAGCCTTTTCTTGGGCTGTAGTCCATGGAACTGGCCCTGTGGGTGGTGGGAAGGGCCACATCATGCCAAACCCTCGGGAATGCTTACTTCATCGCCCAACTTGGAGGCCACGTAGCAGCGCATGGCTGCGATCAGGGGTGTGGGGCCTTTCTGGAACCACACATCGTCACCCCTATGAGCGCCGTGCATCTTTGCTGCGGTGTGGTGTGTTAACCAAATATTTTCCCGCTCAATGATCGGCCCGCCTTGTGCCCAGTCGGTCGAATAAGAAGCATGCGGGCAAAGGCAAAATTTGCCCTGCGCCTTATCTACCGCCCAATCAAGGGCAGCGCCTGTCAGTTCAGATGTTTTGGTCATGGTGGTCTCCAAGATGGGGCCGAAGCCCCGGTTGGTTTAGATGGAATCCAGTGCCGTGTTCAATGCCTGCACTTGCTTGTGTGCCTGCTCAATCAGTTGGCTGTCAGTCATCTTGCGTGCGTCCATGCGTGTGTTGACTTCAAACTGCTTGCTGGCGACGCACTTGATGCAGCGGTACTGGGCTGGCTCGTCCTTGAAGCCGTTCCAGCCAACTGAGATGGGTGTGCGCAAGATATTGCGGCCACATGCTGTTCTTGCTGCCATGCCGCTTGGGCCTTTGTCGAGGTGAGTAACGCGCATTTGAATCTCCTGTAATCCCTGCTAATTTTGCAGTGAGTGAATTCTAACATGAAATTAAAGGAGCATGGAATATAGGGACAAACCCTAATACGTTACTGGAGTCCGACTCCACGCTTTGCGGATGGCCGAGCCTTGCTGTAGATGGTGAATTGCTTCTTGGGATCGGCTCCAGTTCCTGCGGAGTTCTTCTTGGCAATCTCCGACTGGATGAACTTTTTGTCCTGCATGATGGTGCTGCCGTAGTGTCGCCAGTCGAAGGCGTTGCCTTGGCTTTTGATGATCTTGGTTCCGGGCCAGTAAATGTCTGTCATGTGTTCTTTTCCAGTTCTCGTTGTTTGATACGCTCCATGCGCTGAAGTCTGTTGTGATGCGCTGTGATGTAGATCACGTACTCCATATCGCTACGAACGCGATCCCAATACCCGCCCGCATCGCGCTGTGGTGCATCATTCGTACCCGCATCGGCATCGGCGCGAGCCTTGGCCTCAATGACGCGCATACGCGAGTCACCAACAATTTCCTTGGCTGTGTCTATGTCAAAAGACTTCGGTGTCATGTCTTCTCCTCGTCAAATTTCACGATCAAGTCCAAAACCTGCTGCGGCATGATGCACCACAGTTGCAGGTTGTCCTTTGTGGCGATTCCAAACAGCCCGTGTTTTTCGGGGTGGCGAATCTTGCACAGTTCAGCTTGGGCTTCGTCAAACGAGCGCGATCCGTTGATAGCCATGACGTTTTGTGTCGTGGTCATGTGTTCTTCTCCTTGAGTTTGGCTTCTATGGCTCTGGCAAAGTCTCTACGTCTAATATGGTCAAATTCTTCAGCTCTAATCTCCTCATCCGTCAGCCCAACCCATGTGCGCTGTGCTGGTGGGGATGTGTAGAGCAACTGCCCGACTTTGACACTTCGATCTGGCAATATCTCCGCAAAATACCCGTGGTCGTCTCCATCAACAATTGCCACAGGCTCCTCCTGCTGTGCTGGCTGCTCTGCACCACGCTGCATGATTTCGGGGAATCGTTCCCACATCATTTCAAGCAGGTGTTTGTCGGTGATTGGCGCTCTCATGTGTTCTCCTTGGTGTTGTGAGCGGCTTCGATGGCTTTGGCTCCAAACCAAATGTTCCAAGGTTGTTTGATCTTTTTGACTTGGCACTTGTTGCACAGCAGGCAGTAACGTGCTTGAACTTTGTGGTAATCGTGAGCTGTGTCTTTAGGTTCTGACCACTTACCCCAATCGTGGAAACAAAATCTCATGTGTTCTCCTTAGTAAACCCGCGCCACATTGACTGAGGAAGTACCATGCTTGAACACCAATTGCTGCCAAGCCAGCTTTTTTCTTCCTCCGCTTCCTTTATCCTGCTGGCACAAAGACGCCATCCCTTCTTGTCGAAATAAGCGTACTTGTTTGCCAGTGAGTTCGGCGTGAAGACTTCATACACCCCAGCACGAACGGGGTTGATGCTTGATGGAAACCACGGTGTCATTTGATCGGTCATATGTTGCTCCTTGCTCGAATGGCTTGCTCAATGTCGGCACTTGACCGACCAAACTTGCACAACTTTGCACACGCCTCTCTTTCGGCCTCTACAGCCTCACGCATGGCAACACACGCAACCTTTGTGCAAGTCGGGCCACATGAGTGAATGTCCCACTTGTACTTTTCAACCTCGTCAGCACGGACAAGCTCGGCAAACTTTTTAGGGTCAAAGTCGGCATAAATAACGCCCTCTCCACCAAAGTATGCGCCAGCCTTAACAAGCATTTGGTCAATCACTGTTTTCATTGTTGCTCCTTGCTCGGATGGCGTCCATGCAGTCGTATTTTGTGGAACGCTGATACGGCAGCGCGTTTAAGGCATTCATGCACGCCTCACGCTCGTCAGCACGGACAAGCTCAGCAAAGCGTTCAAGGTTTGCATTAACGCCCCATACATCGTCTGGGCCGTCTCTTGATGGGCCAACCCTAAAGCCAGCCTCACGGGCCATCTCAATCACTGTTTTCATTGTTGCTCTCCTTTGGCAATGGCGGCGCGGGCGGCGACATACTCAGGCAGCGCAGGCTGTTGCACTGCATCCGCAAGATTCTTCAGCGCATCAAGCATCGCTTGGTTTGCTTCGTGCAGGCGTTTGCGCTCTTGCTCCAGCTCGTCTGCGTGTCTCCAGCCTTCGTGTTCGGATTGGTGCAGGCGGCGTAGTTCGACGGCTGCTTCTTTGGCCCCAATTGTTAGAGACTTTCCTAGCCACTCAGCATGGCGCAGGGCTTCAGGTTGTGTGGTCATAGCTTGTGCCTCATGCGTTCACGGCAAGCCTGCCGCATTTCAGTTGTGAAGTCTGGGCTGATTTCTGCAATGCCGCAGTTGATCGTGCGTTCAGGTGTTGCCAGTTTGAAACTCAGCCAGATCAAGCCACCCCAGAAGACGATCAAGAACACGGCCAGCAGGGTGTAGATGACCTTGTTCTTCATGTCACTGCCTCTGTGATGGGATGCGGTTCAAAATGGCCTCAGAGGCCAGCCTGAGGGCTTCCTGTGCATTGCTGTCGGGGCGGGTCTCTGCCAAGCCAGCAACCAGTTCTGCGCAGGCCTGTCGTTCGATCATGATGGCCTGCTTGCTGGTCTGAATGGCCACGGTCATGATTTCCGCTTTGGCCAAGGTCAGTGCGGCGTCAAATTCCTGCTGGGTGTAAAAGTCCACAGCACCAGAGACGCCAAGGATTTGTCGGGCCAAGCCGCTCAGTTCTTTTTTCTCGCTCATGATGGTTTTCTTTCAATGTGTTTGGCCAGAAGCCATTGGTCGCCCAGACGTTGGACGGAGCGCACCCATTGGTGCCTGTTGTGCCGTTGTGTGCGTCGTGGCACGTCCGGCACGTTGAAGAGTGTGTGCGCCTTGCGCACGAGTTCACGGGTGTTTGGCATAGCCTTGCTCCTTCATAAACTGATCTTTGGCGGCGGCAATTTGATCACGCACCTCGGGGTTGTTGATCATCATCATCACAAGGTGCTTGGCACCCTGATACTGGTTGTGCCACTTGAATGCATATCCGGTGGCCAGCACGGCCCAGCAGAACAGGGCCACTTCGGTGAATGAAACTTCGATCATGCTTTACCTTTCACAAGTTCCAACACTTTGGGGTCGGCGTTGCTCAGGAACTGGTGAGCATAGGCCTGACGTGCATTGACCCGATACGAAGCGGCCAGCATGCCTTCAATCGCTGAGTTGCGCTCACGGTTCTCGCGTGCTGATTTGAGGTCGATCACATCAACCACCCACTTGTACTTGATGTCGGAGTTGGGTTCGATTTCCAATTCATTGTCGACGCTGAGGACTTCCGCAATCTTGAGAACATTGTTGTTCCCGGCGGGCACGACCACATAGTTTCCGACCTCAAGGTCAATGTGCGTGATGTAGGTGTAGGGGCTGCTCATGCTGCCGTTTTCATTTACAAATGCCACAGAGCATGTTTTGGTGTCTTCGCGCAGGATGGCTGCAATGTTCTTGTCCATGGTGTTCTCCTTATTTGGTTGTCTTGCGGTACGTTGTCTTGCTGCCGTCAAGGTGGTACACATGGCACACAGGATGGCTTGGTTTGGTGAACATATCTTCGTATGTTGCGGGGTCTTGGTCGTATATCAGCGGGGTCTCATCCCCGTCGCCGTATGCCTGATACCAACGATCACCACAACAGGGGCAATCGCGGTCGTCGTCGCAGCCGTCAAAGTAGATGCCAACATCCACCGCAATCCGGTTGGCCTCCCCTACTGAGTGCGCCTGAATGATGACGTGGCATGCCACCTTGTCGTCAATGTCGAAGCTGCCCCCGCTGTTGTTCTGCGAAAAGTGAAAGTACTTTGCTGGTGCGGTTGCCTTGGGCTGCGCTGGTGTGTTTTCTATGATGTTCACGGCGTTCTCCTTAGGCTGTGTATTCGATGGCTTGCAATTCGGAAATGCGACGGTTGATGTCCGTCACGGTTTTTTGGTAGTCGGCTGCAGCTTGGGCTTTTTGCGCTTCCAAAGCTGCGATCTTCTGTGCGCGTGGGTCGTAGTCGTCTGGCACCTCGATTTCAATCTCTTGCGAACAAACGTAGGTGCGGTGCGCGGTGTCGTGCAGCTTTGCGTAGAAGACTAGGTATTCGCCAGTCTCTTCCCATAAATGTTGGGAGTGATGGATGTGAACGGTGGTCTTGATCTTCATGATGTTCTCCAATCAGCGTGCGGTTGTCTTGATGCTGAACACAGCGGTGACGCTGGTGTGAGCGGCGATCTTGTCGGCAGGGATGGCCAACTCTTCAGCCAGCTTTTTCCAGTCGGTGACGGAGCGGTTTGCTTCGACGTATGTGGCCTTGAACAATGCACCCTCGAAGCACTTGGTGTCGCCCTTGCTGGCGATGTCCTTCATGGCGTCTTTGATTGCGTCTGCTTGCTTGGTCAGCGTGGCGATCTGTGCCAGCAGGGTGCCGAGTTCATCAGCAGAAGAAGGGGTGGTGGTGATGGTAGTCATGTCGTAATCCTTGGTAATCCCGGTCTCGTTGACCGTGAGTGAATTCTAACATGAAGTTAAAGCAACAAAACCACCCCTTTGAAAAAAAAGTTGCTAAGTGGTTTCCCTACCTTGTGGAGTCGGACTCCACCAGCCTCTGAATGGTGACGTTCAGAGCGTCGATTTCGTCCATCTTCTTCAGTGCCCACATGCGCCTCTGGCCATGCCAACCCATGAGTGCGCCTTGGTGGCAGGACTTGCACAGCGCCACGCAGGTGTACTGGCGGTGCTGCTTGACGTGGTGGGCATCACTGGGGCCGGGGGCATCGCAGACGCTGCAGGGCAGTTCCTTGACGCGCCCAACGTGCAGGCGCTCTTTCGCTGTGAGTTTGTTGTTCATCCCAGTCGATCCATGCTGCGATTGGAGGCCTCTGTGGAGCGCCAGACGTCCACTCGGGCCTGTGCTGCCACCAACCCCCAGCGGAGGCCTTCTGCGACCTCTGTGGCGGCTGCAATGCCCTTCAGTAGCTCCACATACTCCATGTCGGCATAAGCCTCGATTTCGGCGGCTGCAACGGTCTTGATGCCGTTGGTCATGGCCGTCTTCATCAGCATGGCTTTCTTGCTCTTGCGGAACTCTTCCAGATAGGCCAGTTCGCCCTTTGCGTGGGCGTACTTTTGGCCGTGGCTGTAGATGTAATCGACAGCATTGTTGATATCGGTTTGGTTCATCAGTACATCCCCTCAAGGTTTGGTGGTGTGTAGTTCGGGCCTTTCATGATCTTGCCGTGATCGTTGAAGATGGGCTGGCCGCTCTCGTCGTACTTGCTCCAGTTGCTGCGGTCGACCTCTGCGACTGCTTCGCGCACTTTCATCTTGGCGCAGTGCGCAGTGCCAACGGCAGTGACCATCTGATCTGCGAGACCATCCAAAAACTCTTTTCGGTTGTCGATTTCCATGATGATGGTGCCCTTTTTGAGGCCGTCAGCAAGCAGGTCAAGTGCGGCCATCATGGATGCAAAATCAATGTCGCTGTCAAGCACTGCGATGGACACACTGTCCAGCGTCTCAACGAACTCTTCAATGTGGCAACCGAACTGCACGTTCAGGTTTTCTTCTGTTGGCTCTGGCCGGGCACGCTCGTGCCACTTTGCGATGGTGTCGATGCTCATGTGTTTTCTCCGTGTTTTGCGATCAATGCTGCGTCGGCCAGTGCTTGGCCTTTGCCCTTTTTGTCCAATGAGCGCCAGTGTGGCCACAGTTGGATGGCGCGTGCGCGTGCTGCATCCTTGTCGGTTCCGATCAGGCCTGCTGCTTTCTTCCATGCCTGCGGGGTCACCAGCGTATGAGGAATGCCCATGGCACCCAGCACGCCCATGATCGTGCCGCATGAGTGGCCGAAGTTGAACATGCTGCTCACGCCTTGGCCGGGCATTGCATGCACCTGCTCAACGTACACATGCTCACAACAGCAGGACGCAATGAAGTCGGCCAGTGCTGCGGCGTTCACGCGAGTGGCCGAGCCGATCTTGGTGGTGGGCATTT